AAATTGGTTTTCTGGTGCAGATTCGGACGCACCAGAAGAAAGTTGGTGGTCTTTGTTATGGGGAAAAATAACATCATTATTTGCTAAAATAGGTGACAAAATTAGAGAGTTTGAGTTTGGTGATTTAGTAGATATTTTTTCAGGTGCTGGAGAAATAAAAGGTATAGCAAATAGTCTGGCAGATACAATTTTAAATGACAAAGGATCTTCGGAAGCGTCAAGAAAAACTGCAACCGCTAAAAAACAGCAAGTTGCAAGTATGCACCAAGGTGGTTTCGTTCAAGATGTCCCTGCAATATTACAATCAGGTGAGTATGTCGTTTCAAGACAAAATGTGCAAGCGGCAATGGCAAACGGTGGTAGAGTTTCTGCCTTAGATAGAACAGGATCAAATGGTGCTATGGGCAGTGCACCTATCATAAACAATATCGTAAATAATAACAGCAGTTCAAATGTTTCAAACATGAGCAATACAGTTGCTCGACCATTTAGCGAATTGTACACTGCTTTCACAGGATAAAAAAACCCTGCCTTTGCGACAGGGTTACAGAGATTAGTCTTCTTGTGCTAACTTTGCGAAATATGACATTGCATCATCATCTTCGTTTTCATTTAATTGCACAGAATCAACTGATTGCATTTTTGGTGCCGAAGCAACTTTCATTGTAGGCGTTTCTTCAACATCCTCATTCACAGTTCTCGGTGCTTGTGCAACACCTGAAACTGTTTCTAAAAATCTTTGTTGTAGTTCTTCGTAAGACTTTATGTTATCCTTACTTACAAACTCTTTCAAAGAATGTTCAGACTTCCAAAGTTTTTCCCTTTCATCGTCAGATGGTCCAATTGCAGTAGATAACTCAAACTCTGATTTGTCATAATTCCAGTATCCGTCAACTTTGCGAATCTTTAGTTTGAAGTTTGCACCTTCCCATAAATCAAATGGGTTAATTGGTGATTCATCTTCAAACTCTGGTTGCATTGCCGCCATGATCTTATCAAAGATTTTCTTACCATACTTATAAAGAAAAACTTTACCTTCGTTTTCAGGATGCTTTGAATCTGAAACAACTAAAATATTACTGTAATAAGATAGTTTTCTTTTTCTATCTCTCGCAATATTTTTGTCAGACTCAATACCTGAATTCCAAAGTTTAGAGTTTTCTTCGCAAACTGGACATTTACCACCAGAAGTTGTTGGGCATGTCTCGATCAACCATTTACCAGTTGGTCCTTGAAATGCGTGATTCCAAACTTTCGCCCAAGGTAAATCGTCACCTTCTGGTTGTGGTAAAAATCGTAGAATCGCATAACCGTTTCCTGATTTGTCAACCTCTGGTTTCCAAAGTCTTTCGTCTCCGTAACTCTTCTTCTCTTGTTGTGTACCTGTATCTTTTTCTACTTGTTGTAGAAGTTTTTCTAATGTGTTTTCTTTTCTTAGTGATTGTATTGTCATTGTATTTTCCTTGTATTAACTTTCTTGTCCACTTTATTCATCATATACTATATTCTTAAATTTTTTATTGAGATCATTATAATTTGTATAATGTACGTTTGAGCACTCACTCCACTCTTCAATCGGTTGTGATATTTTACTATCAGTATTTGGATTGACCTTGTAGAATTGTGTTTGCGGAAACTTATCAAAAACTAATTTGTGTTGTTGAATCCAGTTACCACAATAAACTGCTGTTGCCTTATCGACAAGATATAAATTTGTATTTTTGTAAATGTTATTTACATATTCGTCTTCTGAATATAAATCATGACCTAAGAAATATATTTCATCTGCTTCGTATTTATAAGTAGCAATCAAACTTGAAAGTGGTCCAGATGAAAGACCATAATCGCTGCCGTCCAATGCATCAATTGTAGAACTTGCTTTGTCGATTTCTTCTAACCAAGTTATCCACAACCCACCTCTTGAAAGTAATAAATCTAAATATTGTTTTGGCGAATCAGGATTTTTTTCAACGACAGCGGTTTTTATTTTTTTCATCTGATCTATATTGATACCATGTATGGCAAACTCTTTTCTGTCAAATTTTTCACTTTCATCAATATAATTTTTTTGATTTGTTTCTGAAATCAAATTCAAATCTGTCAATAGTTCATAGGATTGTTCAGGCATACGATTCCAGTTTTTCATGTATGTAATATTTTCTTTACAGTAACCGCTTCTATAAACTTCGTGTGAAATTTCATGGTCAACTGAAATCAAAACGTCTGGTGTAAAATGCCTATACAAAGCATTGCAACCAACTATCTTACCATATTCTCTGAGTGAATCAAGATTCAAAGGTTTTCTTGACTCACCGTTACCGATACAAAACCATCTATTCATTCAATGTAAATTCTATTCCTTTTATTTTCGTATAACCGCATGCGTGTAAAAATAATAATAGTTCATCACTGATTCTTGACAACGAAACGTCTTCTACATGATCAACTGTAAAATCAAGCAACAACTTCTTTTGATTTTCTTCATCGCAACTATATTCAAGTCTAAATTGTTCTTTCATTTTCTTAACTCCGACCAACTCACAGGAAAATATTGTTTTGCAATATTATCTATTTCTTCTGCAACCATTCTCGATTCCAACTGTGAATCTGGTTTCAATCTCAGATTGCAAACTCTGGCAAATGCCGGTAAAGAACCTGACCAATACCATTCAGTATAAGCAGACTGTGGTAAAATCATTCGTGCTTGCTCTGGTGCAACACCTGATTCTATCATTTGATTATAATAATCTTTTGATAAATTTATAATTTCGTTATGTAAAGAATCAGTCCTTCTTTCTCTGTTCACCCATTCTACATTTTCATTTTCATCTGAACCTTGTTTACGACTGTCTTTTGGTTTTGCTCGCCACTTTTCAGGTAGAAAGAACTCAGGTTCAGTGTCAACGTAACGCCGTGATATTTCATTCCATACCAAACCTATTTGATGTTTGACTAATTGTCTCGCTACAAATATCGGTGCCTTTACACGAATCTGTAAAAAGCAATGAGCAAACGGTGTCCAATGACCATGTTTTGCAAGATAACCAATTAGTTTATTATCTTTTTCAGAAAGTCTCTTTTCATTATGAGTTGTCACATAATCTTCTTCGATTGACTCAGTAACAACTTCTGTCTCCCATTTTGATTCTTTGTTGAATGAAACTCTGGCAGAATTTACAACTGTCAAATCGTCACCCATATGATTTACATAATCAACTTTCATAATAATCCTTTACAATTTTTAAAATTTTTATTTTCTGTTCTACTAAATTTGTACTAATCAAACTCTTATATTTCTTTATAACATTTTCATACTTCGGATAAACTACCACATCATTTACCTTTTCATTTAAAATTTTTGTGTAATTTAAAATCAAATCCAAAGTTGCCATTGTTTCGTGTGAAACTCTTTTTGAAATATATTCTTTTATAATGATTGGATGCTGACCGTCAATGGGAATAAATAATTCATCAAAATTTCCTGTGCTCTTACATAAAGATTTAATGTCTTGCTCAATAACATATGATAAACTTTCATTTCTTTTTTTCCATCCTTTATAATTTTCTTCATTGAAGTTGCCTACCCATCCTTTCGGTTCTTCTAAAAAGTTTGCAATGAAATAGTTTTCAACTTCTTCTTTGTATTTGTTTGATATTCTACTAAAGTAAAATCTATCCTTTCTTTTTATGAATGATTCTAACTTTGCGCCTGTCTTACCATTGTATTTTCTATAATCATATGTATTTGAATTAAAATGTGTTTTCAATGCTAAGTAAGTTTTATATGTATCAAACCCATCCATTATATTGGTAACTTTGAAACTCTCTCCAGATAATTAAAATTTGAGGCATCCGCTTCTATCTTATCTTTTAACGCTTTTGTTATCAAATCTTTTGCAGATTCATATGGTATTTCATACTCTTCGCAATAATCAATAATTGCTTCGATATAACTAATACCTTCTCTTTGAACTGTGCTTTCTATGATGTAAGAAAACTTTTTACGAGTCAGTAGTTCCAACTTTCGCCTCCATTTTAGATTCTAAGTCTTGAAAACTATTTTCTACAATATTTGTCAAAACATTTACAGCAACCTCTTCATACTTTTCTTTTTTCAACTTTCTGTTCTTTTCTGAAATTACTTCATATTCAAAAGAAACTGACATGTCATCGTCGTCAGATTCAATAAACTTTATCTCGCTGTAATGTATGGTTTTACCTGAGTCTTTACCGCTTAGACATTTTACATCCATTTTCATTATACCATCGTCTCTGTTGGCATCGATGATTTCAAATTTCATAATTTCTTTTTTCTTAGGCATACCACATCTCCAAAGTTTCATTCAATAAAGGTATGTAATCACTTTTATCATGCACAAAAGTTTGCACAGTGCCGTCTTCGGTTACACACATAATCACTATCTGATCAATTGGTTGACCTGTTCGTTCTTCGAACATTTGAGCATAAGCAGTTGCTTGAATATAATATGATTCATTCCATTTTTCCTCACGCTCTTTTCTTGATGTCTTGAAATCTATAATAGACAACTTTCCATCATATTCAGCAATACAATCGACACGACCTGCCAACCTGAGTTCATCAGACCACAAAGCAACTTCCTGAGAATAAATGTTATTTATTTTTTCATCAAGAACAGGTTTCAATTGATTGAATAAACAAAGAGACAAAAACCTACCAACGCCGTAAGTTTGAATCATGCTATCCTCTTCGTTGTTTAAATAATATTCACAGAAGTGGTGAACCTGAGTTCCTCTAGTTGCGGAAGTTCTTGATATATGATTTGCCACATCTTCGCCAACTCTGTTTCTCCATTCTTGAATGCCATCATTTTTACGAACTGACAAAACAGTTGTGATTGATGGATAGTAATTACCTTCAGGTGTTTCGTAGTGTCTTTTGCCGTTGATGTTTTTTGTTTTAATATCTGGTATTGAATTTGAATTTAAGTGATTAAAGGTTTTAGTCCTTTCAAAATTTAACATAATATAAGTATAACCTAAAAGTCAAAAAAAGTAAACAACTTTTTTTATAATTCTAAATCTTGCCAATTTTTGTTTGAAAGTTCAAATATACCTTTGAGTTCGGTTGGATATTTTGCAACACCGTATGTTTCTAAAATATTTTCTTCAGAAAAAACAAATGGTCTACCTTTCACTCTTGACATAAACTCACCGCTTTTACCAAAGATTGCGCCACCTTGCTTTGAATTTTTACCAAATCCCGGATAACCATTTGGACATTTGTTTGTACCAAATAAAGTTGCGGCACTACCTGCTTCACCAAAGATAATAGAATCTTGCTCAAACTCTTGACCAAGTTTCATAAGCGTGTTTTTCAAGTTACCTTTATCTTGTATGTCTACAACTAAAAAAGAACTTTCACCTACCTCTTTGGCATCCTTTGTGCCATAGTTTTCAATGTAAGAACCTTTTATTTTTGTGACTGAATAACCTTTTGCTCGTAACTTTGAAAGTAAAGATTTATTTCTTTGAAGGTTTTGTTTTTTTGTGTATGGTTCACCTGTACCACATTCAGGTGCAAACCTGAATGCAGTTATGGTACCATAATCATGTTTTCTAGTTTGTCGATAGATTCTTGACAAACTAGATTCGTTTACATAATTTTCGAAACTTTTCATTTAATAATTTATACCAGCATCGTATTTTGTTTTTCCATCACTACGTCTTGTTGCGGTAAGTGCTTGCTTACGATTCTTTCTTCTTGTAGTATATGATACGTGAACCCATCCTGAGTTTGGGTCACCTTTTGTATGAAACTCTAAGATGCACTGATCAAAATCTAAATTCATACAAATCCAGTCAGCGAGTTCGCCGTTTGATTTTCCCATAATTTCAATATCTGCTGCTTCACCTTTTGAGTGTTGTGATTTGCTGGATCCACCGATTGCTTCATTTAGTGCTTCGCTTCGATAACCAGATGTAACTGTTACTACTCCAAACTCATCACGAATTTTTTGTAGGACATTTTCTGCCAATGCTTGTGCGCTTTCTAAATGCTCTTCGGGCATTGAGTTGTCAATACCTTTTCTTGATGCTGTTTGTGATTTGATAAATTCTGACACTGTAAAGTTTTTGCTTAATCTCATTTATTCTATTCCTAGTTTTATTTTATTTATAAGATAGTTCCTTACAATCCCAGACCTAACAATGTCTGCAACTGTAAATTCGACGCAAGAGAATTCTTCCATCTTATTTAAAATACTTATAAAAACTTGCATGCCTTCTTTTTCTGAATTCTTTTGCAAGTCTGTTTGAAAAAAGTCACCGCAAAAAATTACTTTTGAATTTTGACCAATACGAGTCATGATTGTGTCAAGTTCATGAAAGTTTAAATTTTGGCATTCATCAACAATCACAATTGAATTGTCCAACGTAACACCTCTTAAAAAAGATGTGGTCAAAAACAAAACGGTGTCTTGTCGTTTCAATTGATCATATAAATGCATGAATGATTGCTCAGTTGGCATCTCAAACATAAACTGTACCATGTTTTGATAAGGCACTTGAAATAATATTGTTTTGTCTTCTTCGTCTCCCGGAAGAAAACCAATATCACGTGTTGGCACTGCTGATCGAACAAGTATAACTCTTTCATACGGTGTTCTGTCATTTAGAACTTCTTTCAATGAATTATACAATGATATAAATGTTTTACCTGTGCCAGCGGCACCGTACAAAAATAAGTTCTGACCTTTTTCATATTCGTCGAACGCAATTTTCTGATTGTCAGTTATTGGTTCAACCTTGACAAGATTCTTACTTGTTATCTGTAATTTTTTACCCATTGTTAATCCTTTTGTTATTGTCTGTAATTGCTTTTTCTGTTTTCATTTCTTTCACAGATTTTCTACGATATCTATCAGCAAGTGGACTGTTTGGATGTGCGTCTGCTATTCGATTTAGATTGTCTTTCCAACCTGAATCTGTTCTGCTATCGACAGAACCAACTCCACCTATGATTGAAACAGTTTCATAAATCTGAACTATGTTTGGATCTTTTGTCAATTCTTCCATTTGAGATATTGACATAAAGTCTTCCCATATTTCGTTTGTTTCTTTATTTTGAAATTTGTATGTTGGCATTTTTTACTCCGAACCAAGTTGGTGTTGGTCTATTTTTCCATGTCGCAAAGCGTTTCTTTGCTACGTTATAAAAGTTTCTGTATGCTTGCAATGAATTATTTGTTACCATACATTCAGGAAATTGTTTCATTGCTTGCGGTATCGGTGTTGTGTGACCGAATGATGGACAATTTTTAGGTGGGTTCATAATCAATTCAAAGTCTCTCTGTGAACCATGCACTTTACCGTAACGGTAAGTGTATTCTTTGAGACAAGCAACATAAACTTTGTACATCAAATCATAATTTTCTTGACATTCACGCAACCATATATTTGTTGGATGGTTCACATGAGAAGCGAGAAAAAGTTTTTGATCTAAATTTTCATTTGGATGTTTCCATCTTTTGATCTTACGATTGTTCGCAGTAAGTTCATAACTCATCGTGCCATCTAAAACACGATGTGCAGTGGATAAACACTGCTTGTATTCTGTAACCATTTTCACTATGTGACGATCACAATGAAATCTTGCACACTCCTCTGGATCTTCGCTCAAATAAAAGAAATTCATAATTCACCTCTACAGTTTATAAAATATATGCTTGTTGATTTTTATCGTTCTGTATTTCTTATTCGCCCAAAATGGATTCACGTAATCAGCGTGATAGTGTGTGGCATACTTAGTGATTGATTTTACAGATTCTTTGTTTTTCATAATCTGTTTTGCCAAAAGATGTATGTTTCTATAAAACTCTTTTTCTTTTGGTTTGTCTGGTAGTTTGTCGCAAGTCCAACTGAACTGGCATTTGTTACTTACTTTTGGATTCGCAGAACCTTGATATATGACACCACAAATTGAATTTGGATATCTTTTGTCTGCAACTCTATTCAGAACAACCGAACTTACTGCTAACATTCCTTTATAACTTTCACCTCTCGCCTCATGATACATATTCATTGCGAGACAATGAGACTCCTTTTTCATTTCATACCCTTTAACTTTTTGTGTAAAAGATGGGTTCGCCAAACTAATTACAATCGCTAATTTTACCAACATTTCCTCCATTTAATTATTTTTAATAAAATTTTCATCCCAATCAAACGCTTCTCTAATCACAACGGCACTTACTTTGTACTCATTATGAACTGCTTGGTCTTTAACCAAACCTAGAAACTTTGCTTCATCTTTATGTAAAGATTCAAGCAATTGTATAAACATATTTTCTCTTTTGAATTGTGGTAGTTTATCGTTACCACCTTTCAAGAAATTGTATAATGTTTTTGCACTCTGTTCTAATCTTGAATGTTCTGTACCTTCAGGTGCTTCGTTTTCAATATACGGAACATCACCTTCTGGTAATAACCATTTGATGTTTGTATCATACGCCGCTTTACATATCATTCTTAATTGTGGCGAATCGTATTGTTTCAATACGTCAACTTTCTTTTTCTTTACGTTACCGTTACTTGCTTTTTTAAAAATCTCACTTATAAGTGGTCTATATGTTTCTTCCATTTCAAAACTCCGTTAATGTATCCATTAAATTTTTTAGTCTATTCTTTACAAAGTAAGATAATAATTTTGATCTACTTTGTGCTGTTGTTTTCAAATATACATCGACACAATTTGATTGTATATTTTCAGGTATGTATTCCAAGTCAATCAACATTTGATTTCTTTGATAATTTCTCAGCATTTCTTCAGTACAAAAACTTTCAGGTGGCAATGTCACCCAGTTTTCTACTTTCTTTTTTTGCAAAGGTGACTGACGAATGCCATCGGCAATTGAATTGTCCTTCGACAAAAAGTTTGGTATACCATCGCTCACATCACCTTGCATAATATGTTGTTTGATGTAACAAGCAGGGTCTTCGCATTCAACCATTTTTTTCATGACTGGATTGTATTGATGCACGAAAGTGTGTTTTTGTAATTGTTTGAAATCTTTGTCACCAGAAATAATCAATATCTTAGAATCTGTATCGTTTTTTGCATAATAATTTACAATCGAACCAATGATGTCATCTGCTTCTGATTTTTCAATTTGTAAAACCTTATATGGAAAGTTATCAGACAATTCATCTTTGATTTGATGTAAAGTATTAAATATAGATTGCCAATCAATTGAAGACTTTTCTCTGCCTTTCTTTCGATTGATTTTATATTGTGGAAAATAATCTCGTCTCCACGTATTGGACGAATCATAACATAAAACAAGTTCACCATAATCTTGAAAAAACTTTTGCCTGTAAGACCTAAGTGAATTCAAAATCATATGACGAATAAGTTCAATGTCAATGCTCTTGTGTGTATTTAAATGTACCATGAGGTTACTGATTGTAACCTGACTCATATCAACTAATATCATAATTATAATTCTCGTTTGTTACTTCTTTTTTTCTCCCGTATATTTCTTCTTTTTACAGAAACTTTTTTTCTATGACTAATTGATGAAGGTTTTTCATAATACCTTCTTTGTTTCAATTCAATCATGGTGTCTTCTTTTTTGAGTTTAGACTTCAACTGTTTCATAGCAACTTCGATGTTATTATCAAATACATGAACAATTGTACCTTCACCTAACCCATATTTATTTTTATATTGCATGGTAGTCTTATTTATAGAGATATAATAGCACATAATGAAAAGATTGTAAAGCACTTTTTTATCATTTTTACACTTTTTTTCATAATTTGAACTCAAATTTAGGTTGTTTGTGCATCCAATCAAAGAATTTGACGTATTCGAGTTCCCTTTCTTTGCACATATCCAGATAATAAGGTATCTGATTATGGTCTATTTTACCAGAAGGAACAGGGATTGAAACGCCTGCTGTCTCGATTAATCCTTCGTTTTTCCAAGTGTTACCTTTCAATACTAAGAATTTACACTTTGCTTTTGCGGCAGCATATAGTTCATGATGCCTACCTGTAATAAACCAATTTGTAGACCTTAGAGTGTTTACCATAAAATCCCATTCATTTACAAATATGTCAAGAAACGGAACGTCCTTTACTCTGTAATCGTTATTGAAAAAGAACTTACCAGTGATTAGTTCATTTGATTCTTTTTCTTCATAAGTCACATCATTGAAAAAAGATAAGTCTATATTTACATGAGATTTTATATCACTATTCATCAATTCTTTTTGTGATATAATTTCTCGAACAGAAATATAAGTGTCTTGTAAAACTTCTTTGAGTTCGTTGTCAATAATCATTGCTTGCCAAACAGTATTGATTAGAAAGGTTTTTTTACCTATTCTTTTTGCATATCTAAGTGTGTCTAATAATTTATGAGCATGCACTGCGTCATGGTGCATTGTGCCTTCGCCGTTTACAATTACAGCATCTGACATTGCAATTTTATTTTTATACTCAGAAACTAAATTGTAAACTCCGTTACCAAAAACGGAATCTATAATTTGATGATTATTTGAAATCAAATTGTTATGAATATAATCCATAACTTTTGCACAACCTTTATGATACTTTGAAGTGTTATTGAAAATTATTACTTTCATTTATTCATACTAATAAAATATTCAGCGTCAATCACTACCAGCGGTTTCTTACCATTTCTTTTCATAACTACGATTGGTTCATAGTTACCTGAGTTTACCTTCGCTTGATCATACGCATCCCAGACATTCAACTTTTCTACATTCTTACATTCAATAGAGAATGGAAACTTTTCTCTCGCCGCACGTGCCAACATAACGTCTTCTCCCTGTGCACCCATCGAACGTGATTCAACGTCTTCAGGATGAACATCAAGTGATTCAATTAGTTGGTCACGAACCCATTGTTGTAACCTGCGACCCTTTGCTTTTGC